TATGCATTGTTTTCCAAAAGATTGTGCGGGGAAATCTATTTGTGAGTGAAGAAAAGAAAAAACCTGTTGAGGTTAATGTCGGGCAAAACAGCTTTGAACTTGTTTTGCGTATACTTGGTAATGAATTTGTAGCCATTAAGATTGGTTCGACCAACTTTAGCGGCAAGCTAATAGCTGGTTCAATCTTGTTGCTTTTCTTTACATTTATTATGCTTGAGGTCTTCGGTCTGTCAAAAGTTCTGGGTGTTGAGTAGTGGCAACCAAGATAAATGAGAATACTGAACTGTCCATGCCCATACGCAACCTTATGGCAATGGTTGTAGGGGCAGCTATTGGAACATGGGCATATTTTGGCATCATTGAACGTCTAAACACTATTGAGAATAAGTTTGTGTTGATAGAGGCTGACTTAGGGCAAAACACAGAGTTTCGTATCAAATGGCCTAGAGGTGATATGGGTGTTCTGCCCGCCGATAGTGAACAGTATATGCTGATTGAGCATTTAGCAGAGCAGCTTGGAAAGCTCCAAGAACAGATTGATGAAGGCCGCGCACCACATGACCAGCAACAAAAACTGACATTAGACTTTTATGAAAAGAGAATTACAAATATAGAAAGCCAGATAGAGAAATTAAGGAATGGACGCAACAGTAATTAAAACCATGACATTGATTTTGTACATGGGCGGCGATGTTTCAGAGCATACCGCCTATGAGCAGATTTCTAAATGTTTGAAAGCCAAGCGTACTATAGAGCGGAACCTTTATAAGAAAACTACATCAGTAAGATATTCATGTGAAAATAAGACCGTTGAGGTATCAAAGAACGCAGATGGCACAAATTACATCGTGAGGATAATAGAATGATACAAGCTCTCTTAGGACCATTAGGAAATCTTGCCTCAACATGGCTTGAGGGTAAGGTTGAAACCAAGAAAGCGGAGGCTGGGGCAAAGGTTGCCAAGGCCAAGGCTGAAGCTGTCATTATGCAGAAAAAAGCTACGGGAGAGATCGACTGGGATCTTAAAATGGCTGATGCTTCTGCAAATAGCTGGAAAGACGAGTGGCTTACCATATTATTTTCAGTCCCGCTAATCCTAGCATTTTGTGGAGATTGGGGCAGACAGATCGTAGAAGATGGTTTTGTTGCTTTACAGGCGATGCCGGAGTACTATAGGTACACATTGGGTATTATTGTAAGTGCATCATTTGGGACACGAGCCGCAACCAAGTTTTTTAAGAAGTAGGAGAGAACCATGCCAGGAAGTAAGTATTCTGAGAAACAAATGAAGATTGCTCGTGTAGCAGAACCTCGTGACGCAATCACTGGCGCAGACTTTGAAGCTATGAATAATAGCAAGATGGGCGGCGGTATGGTTAAGTATGCCGAGGGCGGTGATGTTTTTATCGAACAAAACCTTCAGCTATTAGAAGATGCTAGGGAAATGGGAGATGATGACAAGGTCATCGAGATTGAAGCAATTTTAAAACAAGCAGGTGCTCCAGGGTTTATGGCTGATGGTGGTATGGTTGAAGACTCCATGAATATGATGATGGGTGGTATGGTCAAAAAACCTAGAGGTTATCGGNATGGTGGGAGTGCCAAAGTTATGTCTACAAATCCAAGCAAGGGCAANGGTTGCGGTATAGCAGTCTCTGGTAAAGGCTATAGTGGCACATATTAAAATCAAAGTTATTGTATAATGGATGTTGCAGACTTCGCAAAACATGTTTATAAGTTGTTGCATCAACGTGAGGAACAACTCGCGTTGATGATGACATCTGGTGGTGTTCAAAACTTTGAACAGTATCAGCGGTTGGTTGGCGAGGTTCAGGGCCTTGTCTATGCCAAGGAAGAAATTAAAACCCTGCTGGAGAGAAGTACTGACGATGTCGAAGACTTTATACGTTCCTGAACATGTTGCCGCACGGGCAAATAAGGAAAAACAAACCGCTTCGCTAGATACCGCTTATGTGGATGAGAACAAAAAAGTTCTTGATCCCAACCTTCTTGAAAAATCCTTGACTGAACGGCTTCCGCAACCAACTGGTTGGCGGATTCTTGTTATGCCTTATCAGGGAAAAGGAAAGACGGAGAGTGGAATTATTATTCCTAACGAAGTGCGAGAGCGAGAGGCTTTGGCAACGGTTGTTGCATATGTCCTGAAGCTAGGACCGTTAGCTTATCAAGATCCAAACAAGTTTGGCGATAATGCAGAACCGTGGTGCCAAGAAGGGCAGTGGGTATGTATTGGTCGTTATGCAGGCTCCAGATTTAAAATAGATGGCGGGGAAGTTCGCATCATCAATGATGACGAGGTTATCGCTACTATTCTGGAACCCGATGACGTTAAACAGGTTTAGGAGCTTATGATGGCTGAAGCACAAGCAGTTGAAGAAGAAAACGTAGAAGTCACAGTAGATGACAGTAAAAAAGCCGTTGTTTCAGAGACAGAAACAATATCTACGGCGCAAGAAGAAGCTCCTGTAGTTGAGACAGAGGCTTCCGAAGAGGAACTTGACACCTACAGCAAGGGTGTACAGAAAAGAATTAAGAAGCTAACGGAGAAGTATCGTTATGCGGAGCGGGATAAAGAAGAAGCCGCTCGAGTCGCTCAAGTTCTTAAAGATGAGAACGAGTCACTAAAAGCCAAACTTACAAACCTTGATACTGGTTATCTGAATGAGTACGGCACTCGTATTGAGTCTCAGCTAACGACTGCAAAGCAAGCCTATCGCGAAGCTCATGAGCGCGGCGATGTTGATGCTATGTTTTCTGCACAACAAGCCTTGTCTAAGATTTCTATTGAGGAAGAGCGGTTCCGTTTAGCAAAACAACGTCAGGAACAGCCTGCCGCACAACCAGTTCAACAAGAACCAGTGCAGCAACAGGCGGCACAGCCTGCCGCCGCACCTGATCCGAAAGCGGAAAAGTGGGCAGAGAAAAATTCTTGGTTTGGGGATGATGAAATCATGACTCAAGCCGCATTTGTTGTTCATAATAATCTTGTCAACGAAGAAGGGTTTGACCCGAACAGCGATGAGTACTATAGTGAACTTGACAACCGGATAAAAAATAAGTTTCCAAATGAGTTCGGTGGTCAGAAAAACGGAGGAGGTACAAGGGTCGCCTCGGCTAATACCTCCGCATCCCGCAGTGGAAAACAGGGGCGCAGGACCGTCAAGTTGTCTCCGTCACAAGTGACTATGGCAAAAAAACTTGGAGTTCCTCTTGAAGAATACGCTAAGTATGTAAAGGACTAGCCATGAGTGACACAAGACAATCTCGGTCTACCGAAACCCGCGAAAAGACATCGCGCAGAAAGCCTTGGGCACCGCCCAGCCGCCTAGAAGCACCTAAAGCTCCCGATGGATATAGACATCGTTGGATCAGGACTGCTACCAGAGGTGATGAAGACAAGATGAACGTCCATGCGAAACTTCGTGAGGGATGGGAACCTGTCAGAGCTGATGAGTTTAGTAGTAATGATTTTGCNGTNATTGACGAAGGAAGTCATGCTGGTGTGATTGGAAATGGTGGGTTGATGTTAGCCCGAATACCTGAAGAGACAGCGCAGGAACGAACCGAATATTACCGTGGACGGACACGCGAACAAATGACTGCTGTGGATCAGGACTTAATGAAGGAACAACATCCTTCGATGCCTATCAGTAATGAAAGGCAAAGTCGTGTAAGTTTTGGAGGTCGATCAGACAACTCCAAGTAAACCATAGTGAGATAAGGAGTATTTTCTCATGCCAAATATCAATGGAGCCTTCGGTCTAAGACCGCATGGCATATTGGGTTCAGCACCTAATTCCACTGGTACGACTGAGTATCGCATTGCGTCCGACAACTCAAATCCAATTTTCCAAGGCATGGCGGTTATTCCGTTAGCTGCTGGAGTGATTGATGATCTACAAGCCGCCGCTGGTGGTAACGTAGCCATCGCGGGTGTGTTTAACGGATGTGAGTACGTCAGTTCTACTACTGGAGAAGTAATTCGTTCAAACTTCTGGCCTGGCTCTGGCGCGGATTCTAATTTCCCCGTTAAGGCTTTCTTGTATGACAACCCAGCACAATTGTTTACCATCGCTACATCAAACGTAGTTTCTGCCGCTAATACAGAAGCAGAAGTTCGTGCAGCGGTGTTTGCAAACATTGCGTTTGCAACTGGTAACAGCGGTTCGACTACANCTGGTATNTCTTCTGCAACAGCGGANTTGAATACTATCGCCACCACNAACACTTTAGCTCTGCGTATCATGGGTATTCTTGATGACCCAAGAAACNATGACTTTACTGCTGCTGGTATNCCATTAATTGTTCGTATAAACAACCACTTCAATGCGCCGACAGGCTCCATTGCTGCTGGTACTGTTTCTACAACTGGCGTATAAGGAGGCTTGATCAATGGCTATTTCTCGCGCACAACTAGCGAAAGAACTGGAACCAGGCCTCAATGCTCTATTTGGAATGGAGTATACAAGGTACGAGAACCAGCATTCGGAAATCTTCACCACTGAGTCTTCAGATCGTGCATTTGAAGAAGAGGTAATGCTTTCAGGCTTTGGAGCCGCCCCGACTAAGTCGGAAGGTTCTTCCATCAGTTTTGATGATGCCAACGAAGCATATACCGCTCGGTACAACCATGAAACCATTGCACTTGCATTTTCAATCACTGAAGAAGCAGTTGAGGACAATCTCTATGATCGTCTTTCATCTCGCTACACTCGTGCTCTTGCTCGTTCAATGGCTCACACAAAGCAGGTTAAAGCAGCTAGCATTCTAAACAATGCGTTTTCGGCTGGTGCATCTGCTGGTGGTGATGGTGTTGCACTTTGTGATGCTTCACACCCGTTGACTAACGGTGGCACATTCAACAACGAGCCTAGCACTGCTGCTGATTTGAACGAAACCTCACTTGAGGACGCTCTTATTAGCATCGCTGGATTTGTTGATGAGCGTGGCTTGAAAGTTGCTCTCCGTGGTATGAAACTTATTGTGCCTCGTCAACTGCAATTCGTTGCAGAGCGTTTGATGGTATCAAACCTTCGTGTTGGAACCGCAGACAATGACGTTAACGCAGTACGGTCTATGGG